GAACTGAGTTACGTGCAGCCTGTTTTGCTTCTTCTGGTGTTGCAAAGACGGCACCAAACTGTTTATGCTCTTCTAATGCCTCTCGTAAACCAGGAACTTTCTTAAAGAGATCAGGTGATGCTTTCTTTACTGCTTTAGATAAATCAGAGAGGGCAAGTTCTTCTACATCCTCTTCATCATCTAATACTTCATCTTCATCCCCAGTCCCTTCAGCATCATCGGCATCTTCTTCGTCTTCTTCATCTTCGACTTCTTTTTCCGTTTCTTCATCATCTGAAATGGGTTCTTCTTCGTCGTCTCCATCTCCACCGGGAACTTCTTCATCGGAAACGGCATCATCAGTCTCCAGGTTTAGAATTTCTCTATCAGTTCTATCACTCGAACCAATGCCTGTTGCTTGGGCTTGGGAAGCCGGAGTATCAGGAGAATAGAATACTTTGGGAATGAACATTAGCCACCTACTTTAAGGAATACGTGTTGAAGCAGTATCAGGTTCTTGACCTGGAGGATTTTCATTAGGAACTTCTGTTCTCATCATCTGCATCATTTGATGAGCCTTCCAATGAAGCATAACATTCTGGTAGCCGGCCGGATTTTCTGCCTTGGCTTTCTGACCTTTAGAGCCGGCTAACCAAACAACACAAACTTCCATCTCAACAGAATGATCTTCATACTCTTCTGGAGCAATTGAAGACTCTAATCCTAATGGAGAATTGGGAGAAGGTACTGGTTGCTGTTGCTGGAGAAGAGAAATTTCCCGATACTGTTTAGTCCTAGCATTAATTCCAGGAATGTAGAGTTCAGGAATAGAGAGTGCTTTCTTTACCAGTTCATTATTCTGAGGATGGGTAAGCATTGCCATTACCATCGGATCTTTCGACTCCATTAGACCCATAATAGTATCTTTGATCTGCATGGGTGAGATTGGTAAGAGTTCAGAGAATTCTGGTTCACAATTACCAACTTCCCCACGATTAAGAGACATATGATCTACTTTAGTTGTTTCAAATCCAGTGGAAGTTTTATCTACAAGCTTCTCATCATACTCTAAAATACTCGCATACTCTAAAACTGCCTTATGAATAATGTCTGCCCATAAGAAAGAGGCTATTGCTGAGACCGTTCCCAGTCTTTGTAACGCTTGATTCTGGCTTTTTGTATACTCCGTCGCTGTGCTAGTTCCAGGAACGGAGCCGCCATAAACAGTAGGAAAGTCGCCAGTAACAAACTCAGCAAGATTACGATATTTAGCAGTAAGCCCAACAATTTCAGGGGAAAGCTGAGCAGTACGAGTTTCAAAGAAGTTTTCTGCAATGTTTCTTCCAGGTTCTTTGAATGCTTGGGTAATGTTACCCGGTTTAGCTTGCTGATTACCATACTTCTGGAAATCAATAGCGTCCGACGCAATAAATAACTCAGCGATTCCATGTTCCATCGTCTGAAGTTCAAGTTCATCAATCTCTGCATTAATATCCTGAATCATTGCAAGGTTTGTTCCCAAAGGTTCAGCATGTAATGAACTACTTCTAGGATCTAGACCGATTGTCCAATGGGCGTCCATGTCTTCACCATTGATTTCAACCGGATCACCATTTACATAGATTACGTATGTACCTTCTGGATATTTTTTATTGATTTGGTCAACAATATCCCTATTTGTAGAGTCACCTTTGCCTGTTACTAGCTCTAATTGCCAAGGCCGGTACCAAACACACTGAACTATTGCAGTATTTTGTGGCTGGTTGTTAAGAAAAACAGAAGGGTATCTAATAGTAGAATCAACAGAGATGTCGGCAGTAGAAGACTCAATATTATCAATAAGTGGCTCTTCCCCATTAGGCCCTTCTACGCAAAAAATAGACCTAAGAGAAGCAATAGACTGATCAAATTTAAGAATGAGATAACCACAATGCTCCTGAGTACGAGCATGGTAAGGAACTTTGACATTAAGGACTCCAAATGGGTCAATAATGACACGGGATTTTTCCTTATTTACCTGAATAGGAACAGGAACTTGAATGGTTTGTGGAGTTACTTCGGTAGTAATCTGTTGTTGGCAGGAAGGGCAGAGAAGAGAGACTCCTTCTTGACCACCTTCACCAAAAGGATTACCGCAAACTGGACAGTCGTGAGTATGGCTGGTTTGGTCTTGAAGGCTAACTTCTTCTACTTGATAAAAACCAAACTTGCGGTCCTTTTTGCTGTATGAGTAAACAAAAGGAGTACCCTGGTTAAAAAGAATGGAAAGTATTTTGATATATAGTAACTTTGCTTTATTATGTTTTTGGATAATCTTAGCAAGTGAGCTGTAGCTCTCCGCCTTTTCTATATCATCTGGATTGTCTGCATCGTCTGGGAAAAATAAAACTGCCGGCACTCCGACCGATAGTGCGGCTATGATGCTTTCGCCGTGGGGCCGGTAGATATTAATGATACGTGGCGGGACACCTTCTGATTCTTTTTCATCCCAATTAGGGATGGACCAATCGTTTTGAAGATTGTCCCAAAAGAGAGTAACAATATTATTGAAATATAATTCTAATCTCTTAGCCTTTCTAACCCAGGCATAGTGAACAGCCTCATCTTCAAGGACACACCTAGAAAGAAGAGTAGTAAGAAGAGCTTTCCACTCCTCTGGTACTGCTGTTATTTGCTTCGGTTTCTCTTGATCTTCTTGTGGAAGTTCAGGAGTTTCAGTGCCGCCAGGTATCATTCTACTTCAATCTCTACTGCCGAATGTTTTACCTTGTTAGCTAGTGCTTGTTCCCTAACTTTTGAGTAGACTGACCTATAACCTCTAGCACCTTTGAACTCAACTTCTTTTCTAATACGTTCCGGTTTCTCGTCACGTAAAAGAGCTTTGAGTTCTGCTACTTCATCTTGCAAATAAACAATGAACTCATCTTTACTTCTAATGGTACCTTCTAAAGCCGCGACGACGGAAAGTAGTTCCTGATCGTTGCTCTTTCTTGGCTTCGAGGAACTCCATCTTACGGTAAAAAGACGTTTGATCGCCAACAGCCAATTGGTTAATAGCCTCTTGAGTCTTTGCATCATGCTCAAATTGCTTGGCATTTTGAACTTGGTATTCTCTGATTCCGGTGAGGAGGATTCGTATACAGTCGTAAGGGTCGTCACCGTCAAACTCCTTTACGTCCTCAGCTTTCTTTCCTTCTTCTGGAGAGTCAGCATATACGCAAGCCGGAATCGTTTCTACTAACATGGGACAGGTATCAAATATCTGAAGCTTAGGTAAATTCTTTTCGTCTTTCTCTTTCTCGAATAGTTTTACATATTCTACATATGCTGTTTGACCGTAAAGTCTGAATACTTTGTCTGCATACTCTTTGTCGAAATCTCCTCCATATATTTTAGCCACTGAATCCTTAGGCTGCCATCGGAGGTATTCATGTAAAGCCAGTTTACCATTGATTCTATTTCTTTCTCCAAGTTCAATTCCACATTTGAATTCCGCTTTACGTAAAGACTTCTGGAGTTGATCATATATAGTTGATGGTTCACCTTTGTTCTGGTCAGCTGAATGACAAATCTTAACCTTTGCTAAAATCTCTCTTTCTTCTGGTTGGGTTAAGTTTATGAGATCTGTGAGATAATCAACAACTTTTTTGCCTTTGAAAGCATATTCTCTGTAGACGAAGACTCTTCCGTTTGGTGAGAGTGCTGCCCAATAGATGACTGTGTATGCAGCGTATCCCCAATCAATGGCGATGAATCTTGGCCACCAAGATGGAATTGAAAATGGCTCAATAACGTGACGCGCATTGTCAGGTTCGTCTGACAAGGGTTCGAGTCTGAATTCGTTAAAGACCTGTCCTTCATATGTATCCCAATCACCGTAGAGCTTAGCTTTCTTTTCCGCTTCACTCAGAGACATCAACTGCTGGATGTACTCTGGATTGTTTGCTAATAGCGTTGGATTATCTTGAATTCTTGCCGGAATAAAAATACGTTTTAGTCCAGTAATAGAATCGATAAGGAGTTTATATCCTTCTTTCCAAGGCTTTACAAATCGTTTCTTAAAGTATGCGTGCCCAACGTTCCCAGGATTTGTTCCACTTCTGGCAATGGCAGGAAGATCTGCACATCTAGAACGGAGCCGTGACATAACGAGATAGCTATATTGAAATTCAGTGAAGTGGGTTGCTTCGTCATAAGAAATGAGATTATACTGGTCGGAGTCGAACTTTCTAATATCATCTTCTTTATCTGCTCCGCCAAAATATTGAACCGCTCCTGAGGGGAAAGTCCATTTTTTCTTTGTGTCATTGAAGACTCCACCTAATGATGGATATATTTCTTTAGAACGGGATATTAATTCTGTCTCTAATTGTTTGAGATTACGACGTAATATGATTCCCTTGTACAAAGGATGTTCATGGAACTGATAGATAAGAGGCAACCAAATAATGAGTTCTGTCTTTCCGGCTCCAGCAGCACCACCGTACAATGCTTCCTTAACAGACCAAGGAATTGCGATAAAGTCATTTTGTTTCTTTGTGGGAGTAAACTCCCGTTCAACTACTGATTGAACTTCTATTCTGTTTGTTAACATTACCGTTTCTTCTTAAGAGCCGGCGTAGACATTCTTATCTTTGGTCGATTCATATGTTCTATTGGACCCCCATACAATCTATTATATGCCTCATCTGCATCTACTTGAGCTGGAACATATCTTCTATGACCTGGTTTAGTTGGATCTGATTCCCAGTAGCCTACCCCATCTCTAGAAGATGGAATGTTTCTATGACCTAATTCGTGCATTACAGTTCTATCTAAATCTAAACCTTTTAGACCTGGCTTAATATATACATCTCCTGCATCGTAACTTTCACCCGGATAGGCTGTTCCCCATAATCCAGTATCAGTAGTGCTTTGCAATCCTCTTAACATCCTATCTCTAGTTTCATCATCCTTAGCAAATCGTAACGCATCCCTCATATTTGGATTAGTTACAAAGTTACTGAATGTTGCAGTTCCTGCACCTGGAAAGTCTCGTCTAAGTCTTCTAACTGAATCATCAACTTCTTTTGTTTGGGTGGCCGGATGTTTAAACGGGTATGGAGAATGAGGCAACTCCACGTTTGCACTCATATTCTTACCTTCTTCATCCTTACCAAACTGTAAGTTTAGAATCCTCTCTTCTGGCTCTATCATTCTACTAATTAATAATCTATCTGCTTTGTCTGATCTCTCTTGTAAACCTTTAAGTGGATCTTCTTTTGGTAGAACTATATCCTTCTTTGTTTCTTTATATGGACTCCTTTGTTTTCGTTTAGCCATATTAAACCAAGAGCGGGCTGGCGAAAGGTGGCGTGGATGAGATCCGTCACCT